ACGGAGGTTGACTTAGGTAATGGAACAAGTTATAATCCAGCGGAAGCGTTAAATATGTATTTTCAAACTGGATCTATCGTAGGTAGATCTTTTACACAGGATGGAACTGGAAATCCTGGTAAAGTTCCAATACAAGAGTTGGCTACTGGAAATGGTATGCAAAAAATATCAGCATTGATACAGACTTACCAGTACTATTTGCAGATGATAAGAGATGTAACCGGTTTAAATGAAGCTAAAGACGCTAGTTCTCCAGATAAAAATGCTTTAGTTGGGTTACAAAAGTTAGCAGCAGCCAATAGTAATACAGCTACTAGGCATGTTCTTCAGTCTAGCTTATACTTAACTCTTAGAACGTGTGAGAACATATCTCTTAGAATAGCTGATTCTATTAATTTTCCTACAACATACTCAGCTTTAATAAATTCTTTATCAAAATATAATTCCGAAACGTTAGCAGAACTTCAAAAAATAAATATACATGATTTTGGTATATTTTTAAGTCTTGAACCAGACGAAGAAGAAAGACAGTTGTTAGAACAAAATATACAAATGTCTTTACAGCAAAATCAAATATACTTAGAGAACGCTATTGAAGTAAGAGAAATAAAAAATCTTAAGCTAGCTAATAGAATGCTTAAGAAGCTCAAACTGCAGAACAAACCGCTTTAGCTGAAACTCAAAAACAACAAGTTTTAACTGAACAAAAAATTCAGTTAGAACAATCAAAATCTGAGTTTGATATTAAGAAGTTGCAAATGGAAGCCGAGTTAAAGAAACAGTTAATGGAACAAGAGTTTCAGTATAACATGGAATTAGCTAAAATTGCAGCTAACGCGAAACAAGAAAGTGAAAACTCTAAAGAAGATAGAAAAGACCAAAGAACTAAAATACAAGCCACTCAACAAAGTGAAATGATCAGCCAACGTAAAAATGATGGAGATCCAATGAACTTTGAGGATAACCAAGCTGCTCCTAGTAATTTTGAATCTATGGGTAATGACAACCTTGGTAACATGGGGTTAGATCAATTTGAACCTCAATAACAATTATTAATTATTATATTATATTATGTCAGAAGAAATAAAAGAAGGCGACTTTAAAATGCCACCAAAAAAGAAAAAGGGTAGACCTAAAAAACTAACCAATAAACAAGGTGACTTAAAAATTGATTTATCTAAAGATAATAAAGCAGAAGAAGTTGAAGAGAAAAAAGTCACTGAAGTTGAAAATGTTGAAGAAATAAAAGACGTTGAAAAAACTGAAAAGGTTGAAGAAAATAAAGAAGAACAACCGGTAATTGAGTTAAATCCTGTAAGTCAAGAAGAACAGATTATAGAAAGTAAAACACAACCACAACAAGAATATCCTGAAAATATAGAAAAACTTTTAAATTTTATGAAGGATACTGGTGGTGATATAAACGACTATGTTAGACTTAATGTTGATTATGAAAACGTAGACAAAAGTGATTTACTTAGAGAGTATTACAAAAATACTAAACCGCACTTAAACGCAGATGAAATAGATTTTATATTAGAAGACAAGTTCACGTTTGACGAAGATATGGACGAAGAAAGAGATATAAAAAAGAAAAAACTAGCGTATAAAGAAGAAATTGCAAAAGCTCAAAACTTCCTTGAGGATTTGAAGAGTAAATATTACGACGAGATCAAGTTGAGACCGGGCGTTACTCAAGAACAAATCAAGGCTAATGAGTTTTTCAATAGATACAACAAAGAACAAGAAATAGCTAAAAACAGACATTCTAAGTTTGCTAATGACACTAAACAATTTTTTAACAACGAAGATTTCAAAGGATTTGAATTCAACTTAGGAGAAAAAAGGTTTAGGTATAACGTAAACAATAAAGAAAATGTCGCTAATAATCAATCTAATTTAAACAATTTTGTAGAGAAGTTCTTTAACAAAGAGGGTAATTTAAAAAACTATAATGATTATCATAAAGCTATTTACACTGCTGAAAACGCTGATACAATTGCAAATCACTTTTATGAGCAAGGCAAGGCCGACGCCGTGAAAGACATGATGGCTAAATCTAAGAATATAGATAACTCACCAAGAGCAACGTCTGGCGGTGATGTTTATATTAGCGGATTTAAAGTTAAAACAGTAGGTGGTGTTGATAGTTCTAAGTTGAAATTAAGAATAAATAAAAAATAACAACTTAAAAATTAAAAAAAATGAGTGGAACATTAGAAAGCTTTTCCCCAGGTCTAGCACCTGCGCCAAAAAAAGGAATGGCTTTAAATTCAAATTACCTTCAGTTCACTGACAAGAACGGTGCTGACTTCTCATCATTTGCTGAGCAGTACTTGCCTGAACTTTATGAAGCTGAAGTAGAAAGATACGGAAACCGAACTATTGGAGGTTTCTTGAGAATGGTTGGAGCTGAAATGCCAATGTCATCTGATCAAGTTATTTGGTCTGAGCAAAATAGATTACATGTTTCTTACGATGCTTGTGAAATTAACTATAATGCTGGTGGTGCTGCAGGTCAACAAAACCAAATATTTATTACATCACCTACTGGTAACACAACTTGTGCTATCAAGAAAGATCAAGTAATTGTAATTCAAGCCGCTACTGGTGAGGTTACAGCTT